CAAGCAGTTGCAAATTCGTTTAAAGGACAGCTTCTACAAGGTCAGCATAATTTTACTGCTGCTACAGGAAATGTTTTTAAACTTGCTCTTTACACTTCTGCAGCAACTCTAGATTCTTCAACAACTGTTTACACTTCAACAAATGAAGTTGCGAATACTGGTCAGTATTCAACAGGTGGCGGAGTTTTAACAAATGTATCACCAGTTGTTTCAAGTGGTGTAGCATTTATAGATTTTGCAGATATATCTTTTACTGGAGTTACTTTAACTGCAGCAGGAGCTTTAATTTATAATACATCAAATACAAATGCGGCAGTTGCTGTATTAAGTTTTGGTGGAGATAAAACTGCAACATCTGGAACTTTCACAATTCAGTTTCCAGCAGACACATCATCAGCAGCTATTCTAAGAATCGGCAACGCGTAATAGGAGTAACCTATTATGGCTAACGGTTGGAATGATGGCAGTTGGGGAGATCTTGCTTGGAGTGGAATATTAAATTCTACTGTTGACGTAACAAGTCCAGGCAATGAAGCTTGGGGATCTCTTGGATGGGGAGATAAGTCATTTGGTGGATCTAATTCTTTAACTATTTCTCAAAATTCAGTAACTGTTGATGCTATTTCATTAATAAGCGTAACAGGTTTACAATTAAATACTTCTTTAAATAGTGTTCAAGCTTTTGGATTAGCAGTAGTAAATGTTACTGGTCAACAGTTAAATATTTCACAAGGAAATGTTGATGCATCTCCTGATGCTGAAATAATAGGTCAACAAATAAATCTATCTTTAAATAGTGTAACAATTTCTGCTGAAATTAATTCAGGATGGGGAAGACGTGGTTGGGGTGATTTTGATTGGGGAGGAGAAGGACTTTCAATTACTGTTCCTATAACAGGGCAACAATTAAGTTTAACATTAAATAGTGTAACTCCATTAGCTAACGCAAATGTAGATGTAACTGGTGAACAATTAAACGTAAGCGAAGGAATTGTTGATCCAAGTCCAGATGCAACAGTTACTGGTATTGGAATGACTGTTGCTTTAGCAGTTGGAACAGTTGTTATTGGAACTGGTAATGTTACATTAACAGGGCAACAGATAAATATAGCTCAAGGAACTGCAATAGGTGATGCAAATACTATTGCAAGTGTTACAGGATTACAATTAAATACATCAGTTGGTACAGTATTTGCAGGTGGAACTTCTATTATAGAAGTTACAGGAAATGGCTTGACTGTATCTTTAAATAGTATTAATAATCAAATTTGGACAGTTATTAATACCGGAACTGCTGCAACTTGGACAGAGATTGACACAGCCGCATAAATTAAATAAAACTATAAAATAAGGATTTAAAATTATGGTATCAAGTTATTCAACAGACCTTAAACTAGAATTAATGGTTACAGGCGAAAACGCCGGTACATGGGGTGATATTACAAATACAAACCTAGTCATTCTTCAACAAGCAATTGCAGGTTATCAAACGGTTGCTCTTAATGCTACAACAGGTGCAACTCTTACATTCACAAATGGTGCATTATCAAATGGTAAAAATGCAGTTATAGAACTTACAGGAACTATTACCGGTAACGTAAGTGTTATTATTCCAGATGGAATTGAAAAAACATATTTAGTAAAAAATGGAACAACTGGTGCATTTACAGTACAAATTAAAACAACTTCAGGAACAGGACCAACATTCGCAGCAACTGATAAAGGAATTAAATTAGTTTATTCTAATGGAACAGATGTAGTTGATTCTGCTCTTCAAAATTTATCAAGTGATTATGCTCCAACATTATCTGCAAATTTAGATACAAATGCAAAAAATATCATCATTGATTCTACATATGGAATCATAGATGAAAATGCAAATGAGCAAATTAAATTTACAACAACTGCATCAGCTACAAATGAAATTACAATAGCTAACGCTGCAGCTGGAAATGCTCCAGTAATTTCTGCAACGGGTGGAGATACAAACGTTGGATTAACATTAACACCAAAAGGTGATCTTGGAAGAATTACATTAAATGGTGAATCAAAAGTATTTGGTATTTTTGAAGGTGCAACAATTTCTACAACTTTCATAACATCATTTACATATGATGTGCTTACACAAGCTGTTTATTTTCAAAACGTTAATTTAGGTGCAAACTTTACAGTTAATTTAAGAGGCGATGGATCTAATGCATTGAATGCAGTTTTAAATACAGGTGAATCTGCAACGGTTGCATTAATTACAAAACAAGGCAACACAACATATTACAACACATCTGTTTTAGTTGATGGAACATCAACAAACGTTACAGTTGTTTGGCAAGGTGGCTCAGCTCCAACAGCTGGAAACGCTTCATCTAATGATGTGTACACTTACACAGCTCTTAAGACAGCAGCATCAACATACACAGTACTAGCAGCATTAACGCAATTTAAGTAGGAGGAGAAAGAATGCCAATTTTAGCAACTAAAGGAGCAGGTTCCGCTCAAGGATTTGGTTTTGCAGGAGGTGGAGTAGCATTTATATGTGCAACAGGAGGCACAGTTGTAGACTGCGGAGATTTTAGAACACATATTTTTACTGGCCCTGGAAGTTTTGTAGTTAACAAAGCTCCTTCTGCTCCTACTAAAACAGTTGATTATTTTGTAGTAGCTGGAGGAGGTGGTAGTGGAAGACAAAGAGCTGGAGGTGGAGGTGCTGGAGGATTTAGATTATCTAATTCATTAGGATTACCTGCTCCTACAACTTCCCCACTTGCAAATCCTGCAGGTATTGCTGTTACAGCTCAAACTTATCCAATTACAGTTGGAGCAGGTGGAGCAGGAGGACCTAATCCATCTCCATTTAATGGACAAGGGTTGTCAGGAAATCCTTCAGTTTTTTCAACAATTACATCAACAGGTGGAGGTGGGGGTGGATCTACTCCTGAATTTACTGGAGGAAATGGCGGTTCTGGAGGAGGAGGAGGATGTGGTGTAACTAATTCTGTTAAAGGAACTGGTAATAGTCCACCAGTTAGCCCACCACAAGGAAACCCTGGAGGTTATGGAAGAATAGAAGGAACTTGTCAGCCTTTTCCTGGTCCTGGATCAGGACCTTTTTCTGGAGGTGGAGGAGGAGGAGCTGGTGCTAGAGGAAATAATGCATGTGGAGCTGAAAATTTTAGACAAGGTGGTCAAGGAGGAGACGGAAGTTATATAGCTCCAGGTTTTGTAGGACCTACTGCTCCAAGTTATGGAACACCTGGACCAGTATCTAGTACAAGATATTTTGCTGGAGGCGGGGGAGGAAATTCTTGTAGTTTTCTTAATCCTGGTGGAACTGTCCCAGGAGGTGCTGGAGGAGGTGGAAATGGAGATACAAGTGCTCCAGAAGCTACTGCTGGAACAGTTAACACAGGTGGTGGAGGGGGAGCTTTTGGTACTGACCAACCTGGAACTGGAAATGCTGGAGGATCTGGTATTGTAATGATACGATATAAATATAAATAATATGGCACATTTTGCAAAAATTTCAGAAAATAATATTGTTTTAAATGTATTAACATTAAATGATAAAGATATGTTGGATGAAAATGGAAATTTATCTGAATTAGTGGGTCAACAATACTTACAAAAACATAATAATTGGCCAGCACATCTTTGGATTCAAACTTCTTATAATACTATAAATAATGAACATAAATTAAATGGTACTCCTTTTAGAGGTAACTACGCTGGAATAGGATATATTTGGGATTCAGTAAATAACATTTTTATTACATCAAAACCTTTTAATTCTTGGGTATTAAATTTAAATAAAGCAAGATGGGAATCTCCAATTGGAGAAGAACCACAATTAACAGAAGAAGAAAGAAGTCAATTAAAAAAATATTCTTGGAATGAAGAAATACTTAATTGGGTATTAATTTAAGTTAAAAGCTGCACTTATTCTAACATCCTTTTTTATTTTTTGAGTGACACAATGTTTTAAATAAGATCTAAAAATAATTAAACTTCGTTCAGGTAAATCGAATTGACAACTATCTGCAGTCATAGGGCTATAACTTTTATTTTTTAAAGATTTCATATCAAAACAAGCGGAAGGATTTTGAAAAGTTAAATAACAATCATTTTTATGTTTGGCCTGTATTGTATATACTGCACTAAAAACACTGTCTGGATGAATGTGGTATTCTTGAAAATCTTTTTGATTATAAAAATTAATCCAACTTGAAGTAACTTTATAATTATAATTTGATTTTAATCCGATTGCAAATTCATTTGTGTAATAAGAAACTGCTTTAATTAAATCAATATAATTAATATCTTGAAGTAAATCGTATACATTGTGTGTATTATATAATGGACTTATAAATTGAGTCCAACCTTTTTTAATTTTTTTTTTTATAAATAAACTTTGTTTTAAAAATTTTTTATTTTCTTCAGCTGAAAAAATATTTTCTTTATAAAAAATAGGAGTTGAAAATATTGTTTGTATCATATTAAATATATTCAAAAGTTATAGTTTGCAGAAAATTTAAATAACTATTCTTGTTATTTTTTACATAATACAATAAAGATGAAGGAAACATAATAAACATATTCTTTTCTAAAAATATTTTCCATGTATTTCCTTTTCTTCTGTTATTATCATAATAAATAATTATTTCACAAGTTTTAGGATCTACTTCAACTCCATATAAAAAAACAAAATCAGCAGAATTTTTTAAATCTACAGGGTCAATTTCTAATTTAGGACAAGATATTTCATTTTTTTCATAAAAATTTCCAAAGCTTTTTTTAGGAATTAAATTTAAATTATATTCTACTTTCATAAAATCTGTAACGTATGTTTTTAATTTATCCCAAGTTCTTGAAAAAGGATAATCTAAATTTTCATAATAATTAGATAAAGTTATATTTTTTACTAATTCATTTTCTTCAATTTCAAATCCTTTCGGCATTTTAACTTCACCAAAATAAATTGAAGTTTCACTTAAGATTTTTTTTTCAATCATCTTTTTAAATCGCTTGGTAAACCTAAATGTATTCTTTTATCAAATATATTTTCTTCTGCTCCAGAGGTTGCAATATTATTATAATGTAAAAAAACTTGTGCACAGTCTTCTCCTTCAAAAGGTTCTCTCCAATGCTCTAATAAATTTCCTTTATAAACCAACATGTCACCTGGTTTTAAATTAACTTTTATTCCTTTGGGTGCGTTTGGTTGTATTAAATTTTGTTCTTCATTAATTACATTATTTGTGCCAGTTGAATCTAGATAGATGGGCCATGAATCTCCTCCTAAATTTAAAGTTGTAGAAATTTCACAACTAAATCTGTCTTTATGTCTTTTTAATATATCTCCTTTTTTATAAATACGAGCATAAGAATAATTAGGATTTAATTTTAAACCTGTTTCTTTTTCCATTACAGGCTGAAGTTTTAATAACAAAGTTTCCATAACAATATCTGCATAGTGAGAATATGTATTTGGAACTTGCATATCCGTCCAAACTCCAAACATAGTTTCAAAAGGAGAAATATATCTTTTTTCTAATAATGTTTTAGCAACTTGTCTCTTCATTAAAAAATAATTATAAACAAATAATGCTAAATCTTTTGATATTGCTTTTTTAATAATTTTAAATTTATTTTTTTTAAAGCTCATTTTGTTTTCTAACAGCTTGTAAATTAAAATGTATAAATCTAAAAGGTTCTATTCCTAAATCTAAGTAAAATTCATGTTCTAAAAAAGATGGAAACATAACTAAAGTACCTGGATCAGGTTTAAAGTTAATTAAAGGATTTCCTAAAGATAATTCAAATGAATTTTTTAATGGAAGTTGTGTCATCATTTTTCCAGGTCTTGGGTCGTGGAAAATTGGAAAAGATGTTTTATTAGAACACTTTAAAAAATAAAAACCTGAAATATGATTATCATAGTGAACATGTCCTTCATGACGACCTCCACCTTTTTCTGCAAATTCTTGAACCCAAAATTCAGTCCATGTTAAAATATAGTTAGTTAAATCATATCCCATATGTTCTAAAATTTCTATTGATCTATTAGATACATAATTTTGTAATATTTCAAATTGAGGTAAATTTATTAATGAAGGGGAATGATGCGTAAAACCAAAATCACCTAATTTTTTTTTCATAGTCTTATCCCTTTCTTTTATAATTTTTTTATTCCTATTTTTTGCTTCTAAAATAAATTTATCTGATGCTTTGTTTAAATCACTTACTAGTTCAGGAAGTTTTCCTACATATATAGGGGTTTCAAAATAAGATTTAAATTCTAAATTTTCGTTCATCGGTATGGGTATCCTAAATTCCAAATTACAAGAGAATATCTAGTTCCTTGTTTAACTGGGCAAACTCTATGCCAAACAAAACTAGGAAAAACAACCACTGATCCTCGTGGTAATATTTCTGTGCATTTTCGTATATTCTGTTTTTCACTTTTTTCTGGATTATTAAAATTAAATTCTAACTCTCCACCTTCATATTCTGAAGGGTCCGACAAAGAACACGTGACAGAAAGTTTTCTAATCTTACCATGTTCGTTTGGAGAATTTGGTTTATTATATGGAATTTCCCATGAATCACAATGCCAACCATAATATTGTCCAGGTGAATATTTTGTAAATTGACAATTTTCTGACCAATCCCAATTAAAATTCCAACCTGCTTTTTTATTTGCTTCCATTACATATGGATGAATTTCTTTATATATCCATTTATCATTCATCCAAACAATGTGAGAATTTCTTTTCTTTTGCATGTTTTTAATTTCTTCTTTTGATAATTTTTCTTTATTGAATCCACCTGTTCTGGCTATTTGTTCTTGATGTTTTTTACCATATTCTAAAACTTCATTACAAAATTTAGGTGTTAAAACACCAGTAAAATACCAGTAATGATTTTGTAAATTCATATTTCAATCTTTATAAGGTTATATAATATATTTATTAAATGTTGTAAAGTAGAAAACTAGTGCATTTACTAATATAATCTATATAAAGGATACTTATGCCTTTACAGAAAATACAATTTAAGCCAGGATTTAATAAACAACAAACTGCAACCGGAGCCGAAGGGCAATGGATTGATGGTGATAATATAAGATTTCGTTATGGAGAACCACAAAAGATAGGTGGATTCCAGCAACTCGTTGCTAGCACCCTAGCAGGTCCAGCGAGAGATCAGCATACATGGACTGCATTAGATGGTAAAAGATATGCAGCAATTGGTACTTCAAAATTATTAGTTATTTATTACGAAGGTTCTTTTTATGATATTACACCACTTGGAACAGCGCTAACATCTTGCACCTATACATCAACAACAGGTTCAGCAACAGTTACTATTAACAAAGCAGCTCATGGATTAGAGGTTGGTGATTATATTATATTTACATCTGTTACAACTCCAGGTTCTCCTACAACAAGTTATACATCAGCAGATTTTACAACAAATGTTTTTGAAGTTAAAACAGTTCCAACATCTTCAACTTTTACAGTTACCATGCCATCTAATGAAACTGGAACGGGTGTTACTGCAGGTGGAACTTTAACTACAACTCCATATATTTTTATAGGACCAACTTTTCAAACTCCAGCCTTTGGATTTGGTACAGGATATTGGGGTGGAACAATTCCAACTTCAGTTACAACATTACTAAATGGAGCAATTGATAATGTTGTTACAACAATTACTGTAGATGATACTTCAGCGTTTCCAACATCGGGACGAATAGATATTGATACAGAATTAATTACTTATTCAGGTAAAACTGCAACTACTTTTACAGGTTGTGTTAGAGGTGCAAACGGATCAACAGCTGCATCACATTCAGATAATGCAACAGTTACAAATGCAACAAGTTGGGTTGATTGGGGAGAAGAATCAAATACTGCAGGAGTTACTCTTGCGCCAGGTTCCTGGTCACTCGATAACTATGGACAGATTCTAGTTGCTACAGTTAAGAACGGAGCAACTTATACTTGGAATCCTTCTGTAACAGGTGCATTACAAACAAGAGCTGCAATCGTATCAGGTGCTCCAACAGCTTCTATTATGAGTGTTGTATCAGATAGAGATAGACATTTATTCTTAATGGGAACAGAAACAGTAATTGGAGATCCATCAACACAAGATCCGATGTTTATAAGATTTTCAAATCAAGAAGATATTAATACTTGGAATCCAACGGTGACAAATACTGCAGGAACTTTTAGACTAGATACGGGAAACGAGATTATAGGAGCAATACAAGGTAAAGATTACATCTTTGTTTTAACAGATCAGGCAGCATATACTATTCAATTTGTTGGTCCTCCATTTACATTCTCTGTAAGACAGGTTGGAACTAATTGTGGTTGTATTGGTCAACATGCAATGGTGTTTGCACAAGGAGCAGTCTTCTGGATTGGATTTGGTGGTGGATTCTTTGCATTTGATGGAACGGTGAAACAACTACCATCTCTTGTTGAAGACTTTGTATTTACAGAAGAAGGTGACAATTTAGGAATTAACTATGATGCAAGTCAAATAACTTATGCATATCACAATTCATTATTTAATGAGGTTGGTTGGTTTTATGCAAAAGCAGGATCAAATCAATTAGATAGAAACGTTGTTTATAACTTTGTTGAAAATACTTGGGCCGTTGGATCTTTAACTAGAACAACTTATAATGATGCTGTTACTTTTGATTTACCTTATGCAACACAATATATCGCAAATGGTACACCAACTTTTCCAACTATTAATGGTGTAAGTAATTTAGCAGGTTCAACTAAATACTGGGAACATGAAACGGGTGTTAATGAAGTAGAT